ATTAGTTTCTACAGACGGAACTGACTGGTATGATATTTTTACACTTGCTGGTTTAGGTGAGACATGGATTAAAAAAACATCAGACTACACTGCAGCAGCAGGTGACAATATTTTCGTAGACACTTCAAGCGGGGCAGTGGCTATAACTTTACCAAGCTCTGCTGCTATTGGCGATCAAGTAAAATTTATTGATGCGGAAGGTACTTTTGGAACTAGCAATCTAACTGTTAATAGAAACAGTCATAAGATTCAAGGGGCTGAAGCAAATTTAACAGTGTCAACAGATGGAGCTGGCTTTGCGTTGGTGTACAATGACAGTGACAACGGTTGGAGATTAAAGTATAACGATTAATTATGGCTAACTTACAAGACATTACAAATAGAAGTGAAGTAGGAACAATTAAACCTTGGCCAAAAGCAACAGCACCTGATGGCTATGTTCTTTGCGATGGATCAGCTATTTCAAGAACTACGTTTGCTGATTTGTTTGCAGTCGTTGGAACTACTTATGGTGCAGGGGATAGCTCTACAACCTTTAATGTTCCAAATTTAACTGGAAAATTTCCACAAGGTAAAGACGGTAGTAACAGTTTAGCAGGCACTGGCGGAGCAAACACTGTTACAGTGTCTTTGACAAACAACCAAGCTGTTACAGTTACAGGTAATATAAGCAACACTTCTCTTACAAGTGCACAATTAGCTTCACATGCTCACACTCATAATTATAATACTTTTCAATTCCCTAGTATGGGTGACAATGAACAAGCGGGTATTTCAAAAACTTCAAATGCAAGTGCTACTCAAAGTTTAAATATTAATAATACAGGTTCAGGAACTGCTCATAATCACGCACACACTTTATCAGGGACTCTAACTGGAACAGTGACAGGTTCAGGTACCAATGCTTTTTCACCTTTTGTAGTTGTAAACTACATTATAAAACATTAAGGATAATTAATGGCTGATCAAATAGTAATTTCAAATAATGACTATATAAAAGTTGATGATTCATTTTATATTGAATGGGCCGACAAAGGTAAAAATTGGGTAGATGGTTGGTGTCCAAACAATTATCATTATGTTATTTGGAACAATTTAACAGGGCAAAACGAAATACAATTAAAAGATTCAAGCACTGGTATGATGACAGGTAGTACAAATCTAAATGCTACATCTGATGCAGTAGGATCCACCACAATCGCAGATTTATTGACTTGGGCTGAAGTAAGAAAATTAGAAATTGAAGAAGCAATAACTGAGTATCGTTCAGCCGAAGCAGCTGAATTTAAAACTCAATTAGATGCTTGGTTAGCTGCAGATTCAAGCAACACAGAAGATAATTTCTCTTTTTCTTGGTCAAAAACTTGGCAAGATTACGATCCAAATCATTCATAATTACTTTAATAATTATTTAAAAGTTTTCTTTGACCAAAACATTTTTTTATATCTGTCTACCCATTCGCTTCTTAACATTGATTCAACCTTTAAATGAGCTTTTTCAAGATAAAAACCACTCCACATCTTCCATGACTCACGTTTAAATGGTATAACTTGAACCATTGGTTCTCCTTTTTTTAGTAAAAATTGCTCATTTCTTTTTTGTAAAATAAAAGGAAAATTTATCACGTTGATATAAGTATCTGTATCAACAACAGCTGGTATGATATCAAAACGATTTTCTACTCTATTCATTGGTTTTACAAATAAACAACTATATCCTGGCGGTGTTTTAATAAGCCATTTGTTCATAAATTTACCTGCGTTCTCACCCGTAGTTTTCTGCCACTCTTTAGGAAGCTGTGTTTGATGGTGATATCCAAAATCCCATTGTTCTCTATTAGCTGGCGTTACAGCAAAATCATTTTCAACAGGGTCAACAAGATAATCTTGATCAAAAGGAATGATATAACCCATAGTCAAAGAATCTAAAAAAGGCACACAGGTTTTGACTGTCGGACTATGTAAATTATTATTGGTAAATCTTTTTAATTTTTTGTACTCGTCTGGGATAAATCTTGAAGCAGGTTTAGGATGAGGCCAAACATGCAACATCCCTTTATCTGTGGCACAAAATGTAATTTTTTTATTAAACAATTTTATCTATAAAATTAAAAGACATCGATCTTCTAATGTCTTGTTTATTTTTTAATTTAAAAGGCATAACACAATGTTGATGACTCGCTTCAAATATATAAAAATCTCCTATCTCAGGTTTTTGCCATATGCAATTTGATCCGTTTACATCTATAAACCCTAAAGACCCATCTTTAAACTTGTGAGGATCTTTCGCATCATTAATAAATTCTGGTATTTTTAAAAACATAACACTAGACCAACCTGTATTATCATGATGCGTGTGCGGTGGATTGTACTCACCCTCTTGCATATCATTAATCCAACAACTTAATATTTCTAAATCTTTTTTGCCAAAGTATAAATTTACTTTTTCTAAGTTTTCTATGTAATCATGCATGCAATCAACTATGGTTTTAGATATTTTACATTCACTTATTTTGTTAGTGAATTCTAATTCAGAATCTAATCTACCAGCCAATCTAGGACCAAAAGAATTAAGAGTTTTTTTATGTAGTTCGTATTTTTCATTTAAATCATTTATAAGATCTAAAGAAATTTTATATTTTTTAATAACTCTACCACTTACAATAGTTTTACTAATCATTCTTTTGTCGCATGTATAACACAATTGACCTGTCAAGAAAACAATTATAAAAAATACTGTTGCAGAACATAAAAATATGCTTACATTAGATTCTCACCAAAATTAACAATCACAGGAGATATTATGACTGAACAAGAATATTTAAAAGCTATTGCTGTCCTTGCTGATAAGGTGAGCAACTATCACGAAAGACTACTAGCCGTAGAAAGAGACATGGAGCGTCATTTAAAAGAGTGTAATCACCACAGTCACTCCTCTGATCCAACTTGTCCAATATGTGAAGGACAAGGGTGTGAGTGTCAACAATCTTAAGACTTAGGAGTTTGGCCCAACATATCTTTTAATGATGGAGCAAAAACTTTAACATCACGTCTGATTTTTTCAATGGTTGTTGAAGTGTTTGGATCATCTACATCAGCTTGCATAGCTTCTTCTGACTCGTACTCTTGACCAGTATCAATGTTAGTTAATGTTGTTTCAGTTTTCACATTGTATCTTGGAATAACTCTACCATCCTCTAATTGTATGGTTCCTATTTGCTCTGCATTTTTAACTATTGGCATTTTCCCTCCAATTAATATTAAAACTTAAAATAACTCTGTCTTCTTTAGAGTTATTTGTTTTCACCTCATGTTGTAACCATGATGGAAAAAAAATCAAGGCATTCTCTTTTGGTTCATAATCAACGCTATGAGCTAGGTGTATAGAGGCGTCTTTTTTCTTTGGAGGTGATAACACCTCTGCTTGTGGTTTAGGCTCTAGAAACACTAAATTACCGCTTTTAGAGGGCACTTTAAGATAGTATACTCCAGATAGGTAATTGTAGGGATGTGTGTGTATATTATTTCTAGATCCTGGTGGATTTATCATGCCCCATAAACCTGTCATTTCTGGCACATATTTATCTTGTACATCTAAATGGTTAAAGCATTCTTTGGCTTTATATAAAATATCACCTACGGTGCTTCTAAATTCCTCGTCTTTGTAAAGTTCATCATGACTATGCCACCCTCCTACATTGGATCTAGGCATACCTTTATCATCTTGTGCTTTTAATTCATAAAGTCTGTCAATCAAATGACCATGACCTTTTATCTCTGTAATCATTACAGGTGTTATAAATAAAGATTGAAGATCCATTTTAAGACTTTCTAATTTTTGTTATTGTATTCTTTCTTATTTTTGGATGCATACCATATTTAATATACAACCAAACTAAACCATAAATTAATTTTTTCATTTCTTTCCTTTCTAAAGTTGACCTTTTGTAACCTCCATAAAGCTTACAATTATATGTACTTGATTAGCAGCATTTGCTTGTGCTTTTAAAACATCAGACTCTTGTAACACAAGAGGTTGTGATAATAATTCAGTAGTAGTGTTTGTGGCTACACTTTTAGCTTTAAACAATTCAAATGTAGCAGAAGATCTAACTACTTCTAGGTCTACAAGTGTGGTGCTACCTGAATCGTTACAAATTAAAATAGATTTTACTACATCAGTTGTTGGCGGCACAGGTGGTGTAGCACCAGGATTGGCTGTAGGCACTGTCAATACAGTTGTTAAATCTGTACTTGTCATGTCAACCATTGCGCTTTTAAATGTATTAGCCAAGGAAAAATGTCTCCGATTCTGTTTCTTCTTTCAAATCTTGTTGAAAGTTTGTGTTAAGTAAAAAAACTATTTGTTCTAACAATCTTATCATTTGATCAAACTGACTAGCGTCATATTCTTCTGTTGCGTTTGGTAGTCTAGTTATATTTATTTTAGCCATTTATCTTCTGCCGTCTGGTCTAATTTCTAATTTTTGTGAACCAAGTCTCCAAGGTGTATCATTTACTGTATTAGTTGTATATCGTATTTTTACTGCTCTTCCTCTGCCTCTTACACTAATTTTTTCTGTCGTGCTTGTTATAGTGCCACTTGTTTGAACATTAGCTGCAGATTGTGGATACTGTTCTAATGTCAATTGAGCTGTCATCGTATTAGCCAAGTTATCAAAGTCAGGTACTAATTTATTAACAGACATTAGCTGATCACCGTCTGCTATTTCAACAGATCCTGTTTCTAAAAAAGCTGTAATAGCAGTGCCATCTGCTTGATTATTACCAGATTCATGTTCAAATATAGAAGAGGCACCTGCTGTTAAGCCTAATATACTTGTAGCATTTGCAGTTGCAGATGCATTGTACTCTGTAGCTATCGGTTTTTCATAAACATATGCGCCTAGCCATGTTGTTCTAGCTAAAGTAAGAGTATACCAAGTTCCTTCAAGATAATTATAAGCAACAGCCCTGTCTATTTGAGTTGCGTTTGCTGATGGATAATACCATATTATCTCATTATAGGCAGTGTTTAGGCCAACAGCGATATCGTTTTTGTTAGTGTAACTAATACTATCAAAGACA